CACCTGAACGGTAGCCGTTCCGTAGATCGTGTTGATTGTCATTGATACCGCCAAACTTCTTTTCTGAGTATCTAGGGTACTCGTGTATTCTTCAATTGAAGTGACACCAAAGGTTTGAAGCACCACAGTACGAATAGCCGTGTCGTAAAGCGACTGCGTGTTCTTGCCTAGAACCTGCGTCAGCCACGGAGTACCTGCTTTAGTATTTAGGAACCACTCACCAAGCCATAGCTTCAACCTCGTAGTAACTGACTGTCCTACCGCTGCTGGACTGTTGATTAGAAAATTTGCCTGCGACTGTCCGAAGGTGTAGTCCCCGGAAGAGGATAAAGCTCTGTATCTCATCACGTACCTGCTGTTGGCGAATTGGTCGGTTGTTCTGTATCGCCGTGACTGTCAGTACCCTGCGTGTGTCTATGTCCTTGCAGCGTAACCGAATCACCAGTGCCATAACCAGCAACTATGTTACCAGACGTCTGTAGACCACCAGCGTACACCGCACCCGTCTCAGACACAATAGAACCAGAAATTTGTAAGTTTCCAACAACTCGCACGAAGCCCGGCGCAACTTTAAGTTGCGTCGTTCCGTTATCTGGCGTGAGTGTTATCTCCTGAGCACCTACCTCAACATAAGTGTGTCCGTCTTGAGAACGGACCTGAACAGCGTCAGTCTTTACATTTTCTAATTTATTTGCTTGAGACCTCGCGCCAGGAATGAAGAACCCGTCGCTAGGATCGTGCATACGAAGATCGGCTTGAGGCTGTACACCCCCACTCTGCCACCATGCGTCAATGCAACGTGAAGAGAAGACTAGCAGTCCCTCATCACCCGCTACAATCGGGAACGTCATTGTGAAACCACCACCGCTGCCGAATATAACCGGACACATCTGACACGGTGCGTACGTAAAACTTGTCCATTCTCCTTGCGGAGATTGTTGTTGTCCTTGAATCGTTGGCTGCACCGTACAGGTTTGTTTCTCAGCGTCGTAGCTTACGACCACGCCGGGCAAAGCTGTCCACACGTTAGCAAGTCGCCCGTCCATCATGGCGCGCATAGCTACGATGTAGTCATTAAATCTTTCGCGACGATCCACTAGCGCGGTCCCTTGATTGACGAATCAACACCAACACCACCTGGGTTAGTGCTGCCCTTCGAAGGAATACCCTGGTACCCGTAAGGACTTACCTTACCAGACTGACCGTCTAAGGAAAGCGCGTTTATGTTTGTGTACCACTCCTGGCCTCGGGTGTCGCCTGCGTGCTCAATAACAAGAGCGCGATAAACACCGTCAGCAGCCGTAGCGGCAAAAAATGGAAGATTACCTATCGTTGGGTAGTTAGCTTCCTTAACAGTCGTCTGGTTTATATCGGCATTGTTAATCTGAATGCGCCCACCAAGCTGCAGCTTAGGGTTCAGCAGGCAGACAAGCTCTATGCCTTCAATCGTTGATTCTGGAACGCCGATCAACCCTGTGTTCGAATTGAGAACAACGATGTCACCAGCGGCGTAACCGTCCAGCTTGTTAAACTTCATCACACCATTGACGACAGAGTACGTTCCGTAGTTGCTCGTAGCTACATTATCCAATGCAGCTGAAGCAAGCCCCCAAGCAGTTTTACCACGGATGTAAACAACGTTCGCGCCAGCAAGCCCGGTGGTGTCCACCTTAAGACCGGCTGTCTCCATATTCTTTCCAACTTGACCAGCGAACTGCTGCGGGGTGCTTCCTGGAGGTGAGCTCACATTCGCTAACTGATAACGGCTACCAATGTCTCCGTCTGTTGCTAGGATCTCAACGTAGCTGTCAATCGTACTAAGCCGACCGACGCGCACCATGTTGATGGTACCTGTAAAGATAGCCCCGTACTCACCACTCATATACCCAGCTTGAAGTATGACGTCTGTGTACTCCTGCTGAATCTGCTTAACAGTAGAATCATTAAGATTGTACACTCTGATCCGAGCAGAAGGAAGCGCACCGCCGGGTGCGTCCATCTGTGTGGTGTTGAACTTGATCTGTAGCTGGGACAGATCTAGTGCTTTACTGCCAGATGTCAGCGTAAGCCCTACACGACGGAGCCACTGATTACTCATGCTACCTTCGGTACAAAGTACAAATGACTATTCAAACCCAAGCTGCTAAAGGTTGGGACCTCATCCGCGTTATTATCTGTTTGAACAAACATTTCGCCGGGGATTCCAACGTAGCCGTACTGGGTCAGGAGAGGAAGACCTGTAACCAAAGGCACCCCCGAAATCAAAGCAACGCCATTCTGATCTGCCAAGTCCATGATCCAACAGCTAGACGGGGCACACCAATGTAGTGTTAGTGTATACGCTATACCGTTAAGGGTGATGGCTAATTTTTGGGGAAGGGTCACTAAACTTGTGCTCCGAGGGTTGAGAACGGGTCAGACACGTCGGCTTGACTAACTATAGGAACTTCAATTGTTTTTGTAGAATCAAATTGCTGAGTGCCTAGTGAACCTACAGAAGTACTCCCGGGGGTAAAGCCGCCTGAGTGGGCAAACGTAGCGTCCGCCGCCACTTGGTTTACCTTGTCCGCCGGAGTACCAGCCACAGTTCCTTGATTCTGAATACCTGCGGTTTCTTGCGGCGTGGTTTGATCCTGCGCCGGGGCCATCTGTGTAACTTGGGTGTCGGCAATAATAATCTCACGGCACTCGAGCTTGAGAATTAAGGCGTTCTCCGTCTTCTCATCAGTCGTCGTTGACAAACGTTCAATCAACATATTCTGATACAGACGCTTGCCTGTAAGAATGTAGATCAGCTCGAATGAAGTCTGCAGTGCCCGAAACTGCTCGTACATTTCCCTTATGTAGTCTGGGTTCCCCGCAGCTTGTGGGCTGGAGTTTGAGTAGCCAACAGTAATGTTGACGCGCTTCGGAAGCTTGTACGCGTGATCGGAGATTACTACGTTGCGTTCAACAGGGTGGTCCGTAATTCGGATCTCATCGTTGTGCACTTCCTCAACAGTTACATCTGCGACCAAACCGCCGATACTGCGCGTCTGGAAGAACGCCGTCTCTAAGAGACCTTGCTCACCAGCTTGAATAAGTCCTACGCCGGTTGGGATTAAACTCATCGCACTGTTACCGCCGATTGTCTTGCCATCTCAGCCGGAGAACTGATTGATTTCTTTACTTCGGCTGCAATTTTATATGGATCATTCTGAGCGTTGATCGTAACGTTATTTGTTACGGTTGTGATAGCCCCACCACCGCCGTTGTTCCCACCAGGAGGAACGAGGTTTGTATTTAAGCCGTCGTAAGCACCACCGCGATGTCCATGCCACGGACCCCAGCCAATCTTACCAACGTTCGCTGCTGTCCAATCAATAGTAGCGCGCTCGTTCGCTGGGTCTCTCGCGTCTAAGCCAGTGTCTTTAGTGAAGTTAGTGCCTAGTCCGTCAGCGGTGTTTTTTCCAATTCCTGGGTAATGTAGCTGGAAGGAACCAAACGACGTAGGCTTTCCTGTCAGGTCGTAATCACCAGCAAATTTATTGAACCCCTCACTGCGAGCAACTTTCATCGCTACGTCTGGATTATGGCCGCTCTTAAGAAATGCAGCGCGGATATAAGCTTCCTTTTCTGCTTGAGATTTAAACGCACCACCAGGAGAAGGCATTCCTGGTGCAGCAGTATTATCCGCTGCGTCACTGTTTGGTGCTGAGTTTAAAATTGCTGTGGCAAAAGCAAGATCAGGGTCCATGCCCGCGAGCATTGAATTAGTCGCCGCTGCCTGCGCGTAGGCTTGTCCTTGAGTCGTGTTCTTGACTGACGAGTACGTAGCTAGTCCGGCAAGCGCACCACCAGCCACCACCGCACCAACAGGACCACCGCTAGCAGCGGCAGCAGCCGTTCCAGCGGTGTGCAGTCCTAAGAGTTTGAGCAACCAAGAAAAACCGCTTAGGGTTCCAAGTGCCACAGCTACTGCGTAGATTTGATTGGTAAGTCCGTGTGTATCTTTACCCGTCTTGAGGAGGGCTTCCTGCATATTATTAAGCCAACCAACTCCTTTATCAAGAGCCGGAATCCATTGACTAGCCACACTGTCCCATAGCATTCCTTGTGCAGCACCAAGCTTCTGGTACGTGTGCATAAGATGCTCAGACTTTGTAGCTAGGTCATCGATCTTAACGCCACTAAGGCCTATTAATTTCTGGTAATAGGCTTCTGCCTCTGCCATTTGTTCCATTAGAGGAAGACGCT